AATGGATACTATTGGAGATATGGAAGAAATAGCGGCACCGGAACCTCAATTATTAGCAGAAGAAGGTTCAAAAGGTAAAAAGAGTAAGAAAAATAGTTAAAATAATAAATACTCTTAAGATGATAAGAGACAGGGTTCGCTACCTTTCCTATCCATCATAGGATTATCTTACATCTCCTACAAATAACCTTTGATGGGGGTATCTTATGAGTAGTATAATTACTATAAAATTCAAAAAATGCACTAAATGTGGTTTAGAAAAAGATGAAAGTGAGTTTAATAAAAATAAACTTAAAAAAGATGGATTAGATTTATGGTGTAGAAAATGTCGAAAAGATTATAATATAAAATATAATAAAGAATATAATACTAGACCATATGTTAAAGAACATAAAAAAGAAGCACATGAAAAATGGCGTAATAAATCCAAAGAACAAATAAAAGAATTATCTAAAGAATATCATAAAAATAACAGAGAAAAACATTTAATTAGATGTTATAAAAGAAATGATAATAATAAAAATTTAATTTGTGATTTAACTGAAGAGTGGGTTAAAAATAATATAACCAATAAAAGTTGTATTTACTGTGGAGAAACTGAAAATATAGGTTGCGATAGAATTGATAATACTAAAGGACATACTAAAAATAATGTAGTTCCTTGTTGTTCTGATTGCAATTATACCAGATTAGATATTTATAGTTTTGTTGAAATGTTAAAATTAGGCAAAACCATAAAAAAAATTAAACAAGAGCGTAAATTGAACAAAGATATATATTAATGGAAATTGAAATTACTCCCAAATTTTTTGAAGATATTATTATAAAATTCCTCTTCACCGACTTTGAGATAAGAGATAAAATATTTCCTTTCTTAAATCCTCGTTTATTTCAAGATAAACAAAATGAAATTATAATAACAAAATTTTTACATCATCATTCAGAATATGATAATTTCCCTACCATATCCGAAATGAATCTTGAACTATCTAATGATGATACGTTCAAGCATTTGATGGAAATTAAAGAATTAGATACTAGCGAATTTAAGGATGAATATCTATTACATGAAATAGAAGACTTCTTTAAAAAGAAATTAATAAACGATGTTATTGTAGAAACGGCAGTAAATCTAAATGAAGATAAAATGGAAGAAATTTCCAAGGCTCCTGATGATTTGCGTGAAGCCTTGTCATTTGGATTTGATACTAAAATTGGTTTAGATTTTATTAATGAATCAAAAACCATATATGATGCTTTACATAATAAAGATAGGATAATACAATCAGGGTTAAATTCATTAGATAGAATTATAGAAGGTGGTTTCCATGAAAAATCGTTATCTCTTTTCATGGCAGAAACCAATCTTGGCAAATCGCTTGTAATGTGTTCTTTGGCATCTAATGCGTTATTACAGAATAAGAATGTACTGTACATTTCTTTAGAAATGGCAGAGCATAAAATTAGCCAAAGAATAATGGCTAATATGTTCGACATTTCGATGGATGAATTAAAAAATATTCCAGAAGATAAATTTCATGCAAAATTTGACAATCTTAAAAAGAAATTATCAACTAGATTGGTCATTAAAGAATATCCAACAAGATCAATTAACACCAATCATATACGAAATTTATTAAAAGAATTAAGTTTAAAAAAGAAATTTGTACCGGATATTATATTTGTCGATTATATTGGAATAATGTTAGCTTCGCATATAAGTAAGGGTGATAATACTTATGTCGAAGTTAAAAGAATTTCAGAAGAATTAAGAGGATTGGCAGTTGAATGTAAAGTACCTATTATATCAGCAGTTCAAACTAATCGTGGTGGTTTTGGTAATGCTCAAATTGATTTAACAGATATAGCAGATTCTATAGGAACCACCGCAACAGCAGACTTAATTATAGGAATAATGCAAACACCGGAGAATAGAACACTTGGTAAATTTACATGGATTATATTAAAGAATCGATATGGATTAAACAAACAAGTATTTGGTGTATGTGTGGATTATTTTAAGATGAGAGTTTATGAAGATGAAACTATTAATCCTGATAATATTGCTCCACCACTTCCACCATCAGATGAACAAAAAGATAAAAAAGTTAAAGAAGGTGTGGCAATAGTTTCTTCTGCTCTTAATAAAGATTTAAAAGATAAATTAGAAAAACATTTTGATTACGAATAAGGAGTCACATGTCTAAAAATAAAATAGAATCAATATCAAGAGATAATTTCTTTGACAAAACCAAAGAAAATGAAATGATAAATGATATATCAAGAGCAGAGTTTATGGCATGGATGGAAGAAAATGGTTATGATGCCAATAGATTAAGAAAATTATTTGAAGAGAAAAGAATAAGCTCGGTGGAACAGAGTAAATTTAATTATCTATTAAAGAAAACCAAAAAAGAATTAAAAATCAGTATAGTTGATTGTGTATTATATCTTGATGAATTAATGGATAAAATAAAAAAGATTGTATCTTGCTTGGATGAAGATACTAAGTATATGTTAAAATCAGAACTGGCAAAAAAATATAAAATTAATTTAAAGAATAACTATCTATATAAATTTATGGAGTTCTAATGCTTAATTGTTCTTTTAAAACTTTTTCGGTACTAAGAAATTTAGAAGACCTGATAGCAAGACCAAAACAAACAAGAATTAAAAATATATTTGAAGATAGGGATATGCAAAGTTATGATAGAAGCCTAAATTTTTATAGGTTACAATGTAATAGAATTTATAATGAAATTGAAAACCATTATTATACATATAAAAGTTTAGCTATTTTTGTTTTTTATAATCACGCATTCGGCGGTAAATTTGATCTAAACCTGATTAACAGAAAGGAGATTATTAAGGTTGGAAAGTTATTTACCCAAAAACAATTAAAGAAAGATAAAGAATATATTTTTAAGTTGCGCGAAGAAGCAAAAATCAAATTAAATCAAATCTATAAAAAAAGAGAAGGAGGAACCAACATTCTATATGAATTAACCATTAAAAAATTGATCAGTCCGTTATATTACATAAAATATTTAGAAAAAACCTTGACAAACCCAAAAAAAGATGTCATTTTAAAATCAGAAGAATACAAACGATTTCAACATGGCATAAAACTAATCCTAAAAACCCTAACAGGAGAGATTGCTAATGAATAAGAGAAAATTCAGTATTGATTGGACTAAGGCAAATAAGGCTATTGAGGAACAAAAGAATGCAAGAACATCTTTTAAAGATGAAAGAATCTATTACCCTCAGTTTAAAGATGATGGTACAGCACAGGCGATTATCAGATTCCTTCCATCTCCCGATACCGATTTGCCGTATATTGATTTATATTCCCACTCGTACAAGGGGCCGGGAGGTTGGTATATTGAAAATTGCCCAACTACTATCCCAAATGAAAAATGCCCTTTCTGTGAAGCTAATAGAGCTTTAGTTTGGAAAGAATTGCCTGAAGTTGAACAAAATGGTAGAAAGAGAAAGTTAAGTTATTACACCAATATCCTTGTCGTAAAAGACCCTATGCATCCTGAAAATGAAGGCAAGGTTTGGTTGTTTAAATTTGGGGCAAAAATCCATACTAAGATTATGGAAAAATGGAAACCACCGAAAGATAGTATTGATCCCGAATGTAATGTTTTTGATTTTTATGATGGAGCTAATTTCAAACTTCTCATAAAGAAAACAAAAGCAGGTGATAACAAAATGCCTAATTATGATTCATCGCATTTTGATATTCCTTCCGAACTTGATGATGCATTAATTGAAAAAATTATGCCTCTTCGTTATAGTTTAAAGAACTATAGAGTCTTTAAGTCATATAATGATCTTAAGGATAAGTTTGATAGGATCATGGGTACAAGTTCACCTGCTCCTACAGCAACAGCACCCAAGTCTAGCACTAACAGCAACAATGAAGCAACTGTAAAGAGTGAGACTAAAGCTAAAGTTGATGATGATAAGGAACCTGCTGAAGAAATGTTCTCTGAAACAGATGATACTTTCTTCGCTGATTTAGAAAAGGGTGAATAATCGGATCGATTAACTTTTATCGGAAGGGGGATATTATATCCCCCTTTTTTCTTAAAAATGCATTTTAGTGACATATACCAAAACGATTTAGTTCTAGAGCGATACATTGTTAAAATATTGGATTTATATTTTCAACCGTATCACCATGCCAGTAATTACTATAATTTTCGATGCAATATCTGCGGTGATTCCAAAAAATCCAAAAGTAAAAAAAGAGGTTACATTTACAGAAAAGATAAGGGTTGGATATACTTCTGTCATAATCAATGCGGTGGAATGTCAGTTATCAATTGGATGAAAAACTTTTTTCCCGAAATATATAATGATTATATCAGAGAAATATTAAGCCATAAAAAAGAAGGTGAAGTTAAAAAATCAGCAGTTATAAAATTAAATAAAGAAAAAAATCCCGAAAAAGATGAAGTTAAAAATTTCATACCAATACTAAAAGGCAAGGGAGAATTATTTGATCTATCAATTAAAACCTGCAAAGACAGATTAATACCAGAAGAAATCTACAGCAAATGGTATGTAGCTTTAAATGGAAAATATAAAAAACGACTTATCATACCATTCTATGATGATAAGAATAAAATATATTATTGGCAGGGAAGAGCGTTGTTTGATTGGATGATACCAAAATACATGTCAAGATTAGGATACGAATACAACAACATATATAATTATTATACCGTTGATAAAAACAAAGAAGTAATGATAGTTGAAGGCATGATTGACAGTTTATTTCTTGAGAATTCGGTAGCTATGACAGGCTTAAAATTATATGATGATAAATTAAACAATTTCAAACAAAAATATTTTTTATTAGACAATGATAAGAGCGGAAAAATTAAAGCATTAAAAGCATTAAAAAAAGAACAATATGTTTTTAATTGGACTAATTATATTAGAGATTTAGAATTACCTAAAAAAGAAAAATGGGATATTAATGATGTGGCAATTCATCTTAATCACCCAAACAAATTTACTTTTGAAGAACTTAAAAAATATTTTACCAATTCGGTATATGATGAAATATATTTCGTAACCTAAACCAAGGAGTAAGTATGCTAACAGTTGATGGTGTTAAATTACTTTTGGGTAGTCCTGTTATTAATGTTGAGCTTACAGATGAGCAGATAGAAGAAAATATAAATCTATCATGCGCCCAACAGAAAGACCTCTATATTCAATTTGATTGTGATAAATTGTCTGATT